ACAGAAAGAATCATAACCCAAGCAAATAAAGTCTGAAGAACTTTAACTGCTTTTCTTGTTTGAAAACCTACCTTTTTAGTACCTGCCCATACACCAAAGAAACCGTCTACGAATACAACAGCAACAATAGCTAAGTATTGTTCTGCATTATCTGCAGTTAGATTTAAAAAATATGTGCCCAAGAAGGCACATACTGTAGTGAAGGTTACTAAAAGAGTCTTCATTAATTAAGCGTAGTAAGCAATTACAGAGCCTGAAGAAAGAGTTATAGAAGAGATAGTTGTTCCTTTAGCTACGCTAATCTTCATACCTGCAGCCAAAGTAACTCCTGAAAGACCTAAACTAGTCATAAGACTACTTCCATTTTGATCTAAGATAGCACTAACTACAGCTGCTGCGTTAACAACAAAGTACTGAAAAGTACCTGTAACTGGTGATGTGCCTGAAATTACTTTACTGCCGTTCATACCTGCTTCCGCAGTTACGCTAGCGTTAATGCAACAAAGTTGACCTTCGATGTGACGAAGTTTCTTTGATTGCTCTCTGAGAATGTCATGTGTTTCCATAAATAATTATCTTTACGACTGTTAAGTCCGACCAAGGTCCGATATCACAAAATTATACTAATTAAAAATAAAGTCAAGAGAACTAAGGAGTTATTTCCTCCTTAGTCTCTCTGCTTCTAATCTATTTTGGAAACTTTCTCTCTTTGAGTTTATCTTTTCTTGTATAAACTCTTCAGGATTAGTCTGCATCTCTACTCTTTCAATCTCCTTGTTCAGTCTTGCAGCCTCTTTACTTCCCAAAGATGAAGCAAACTTTCTGTTTCTATAGTATGCTCCTACGTAGGGGTATTGTTGTCCTATCTCTCTCATTACTCTTTCAGCAGATATGATCTCTATAATCTTTTTCTGACGTTCTTTTGGATCTGTTATCTGTTCTGAAGGAACTACTGACTTAAGTTCTTTCTTTATTTCTGTTACTCTCTCACTCAACTGATTGTAACTGCCCATAGGATCTAACTTAATTCTTCTTTCTTCTGTTACGTCTAACCTTGGATTGTATTTTAATACAGTGTAAAGCTTTTTCTCTGGCTGTAGGAATTGACTCATACCTGTTTCTGCTCCCGTATACACCATAAAAGCTGCAAGTAAGTTAGATTTACCTTTTAATGCTTCAGGAGTACTGAAAGAGTTTGGTAAACCATTGGTATAACGATACGTAAAGTCTCCAAAAGGATCTGACCAAGTATCTCCATCCAACAAAGGAGTTAAAGCATCAAAAGAAGCCTTTGTAGTACCACCAATTAAACTCCAACCTAACTGCTTAGCTTTTGCTACTGTATCACTTTCTCCTGGTTGTTTCTGTGGAGTCTGGTAGAAAGACTTGTAAGCCCAGTTTGCAGCTCCTATAGGACTAAATGTACTTAATTCATCATGGATACCTTGCAGGATATTAGCCATGAATGCTAAGAAAGGACTAGTTTCCTCTTCATCATCTCCGTCTAGAGACTTAGCAAGGATTCCCATAGTAGTAACTAACGCTTGTTGTATAGCAAGCATAGCCACTAAGTTAGTTGCTGCTGTTCTAGATCTAGACTTTTGTTGGTCAGTAGTAGCCTGATTAGCCATAGACGTACCTCCTAAAACAAGTAACTTAGCATAAGACATAACTTCTCTGTTAAATCCTTTCTCTATATTACCTGTATTAAGTTGAAGTCTTCTAGATCCATACTTATTATTAAAGGTAGTTGCTAACCAACGCTTCATACTCATCACCATTCTAGCAATGATATATCTTTCGTATTGTGCAGAACCTCTCTTATAGTAGTTACCTTGAGATGAAGTAAAGTAGTTAAAGATTCTATCTCTAATCTCTTGTTCAAGTCTGTCTATGTTCTTTACTTTAACTCCTGCTTTAAGCTGAAGTTTTCCTCCTACCTGTTCATATGCTTCTGCCAACTTGATAGTTCTAGTTGTTCCTCCCTCTTCTATCTGAACATTGTATTGATTCATGATAGACTCAAACACAGCAATAGTAGAAATACTTTCTAAGTAACCACGTACTAAGAATCCTGCAGTCTCACTAGACACAAATCTATTTAACATAGTTTGGTGAATAGTATCTGCTTTAACACCAGGTTGAGCTTGAGGCATCGCATTAAAGTGCATCAGTAAGTCCGCATAGTAAGAAACGTTTCCTCCTCCTCTATAAACTTCAAACATCTTATCTGATTGTTTGATTCCTCTCCACATACCCTGTATGAATTCTGTTCTTGTAACTCCTGCTAAGTTGTTATTGATTCCAGCATTCCAAAGGTTGACTGCAAAGTTCTTTACAGAAGCAATTACGTTAAACTGTAAAGCCTTACGTTGACCTATAGATAAAAACTTATTTAAAGGACGAGTTAAGAACTTAACATACTCGTTGTTACCAATTGAATTAATCTCCTCTCCATAGAAGTTTTTAGAGATCTCAAAATCCACAGTAGATAAAGTACTTGTAGCTGTTTTGTTTCTTTCTAAAGCCTCTCTTGCACTGAAGACTGCAGGCATAATCTTCTGCATAGCAGCAAAGTGAGAAGAGTAGACTCCAAACTTAGCAATGTTACCTAGAATATTATAAGACACTTGGTTTGTATTTAAAGGAGTCTTATAACGACTACGTACCATCTGTGCTTTTCTACCTCCAATCATCTCCACCTCTGAGTCACTGATCTGTTCATACTGAGCAGAACCTATGTTAGGCAAAAATGCTACTTTAAACAACTCGTAAATGCCTACAAAAGTATCTAAAGGTTTTCTCAATACAGTAGATACTGCTTCAAAAGCTGATCTGTTTTCGTTAATAATAGCATATCCTACACGTTGACTCTTAGGTAATTCTTTTTGAACATCTTCATGTAAAGTAATAATATCATCTAAGATAGCTCTTTCTTCTGCAGGAAGCTCATAGTAGTCAGGGTTGGAATACTTTCCATCCTCAGTTACTCTAGGTCTAGGTTCAGTAGTAAAACGATACTCTTTGTTTTTAAACTTTTCATCAATAGTAGGAATAGACCACTGAAAAGAAGGAGACTCCTCAATAATAAATCTTGGATCTTTAGGTAATACTTGAGTCCAGATATAAGAAGGCCTTTCCTTAGTTGTAGTAACAGTTTCACCACCTATGATTCTAGTTTCCTCTGTAATAACATGGTTATCTTTATACCACTGACTTGCTCTAAACCTATCATCTAACTCTTCTTCTATTATTGCCTGCTTTACTTCTTCTACAGTTGTAAACGTATTCATCAACTGAGCTGCAATGTATTGCTCTCTTCTTGCTTTTGCTTTCTCTTCTAGCCCATCCATGAACTTTGAGTCTTGTGCTAACTCTGTTCTAAGATTTGCTTTAATCTCGTTTACTTTATCTCTGTAGTATTGAGTCTCTTTTCTACCCTGCAATGCATTAAGCATCTTATATAGTCTAGCTAACTCCTCTTGATCGTCCTTATTGATCTCTCTAGCCTGTCCGTACTTCTTAATTGCTTCTATCTCTTCCTCAATCTTCTTGATTGTTTCAAATAGATTACCTGCATTAGTAACATCATTACCCTGGATAGTTCCATCATTATCTCTAAATCCTAATACAGCATTATTTAATCTCTTATAAGCATCAGTAAGATCTTCTGCATCTAATGTAGGGTATCTACTTAAGATAGCATTAATTGACTCAGTAATGTTTTGCTGTCTTTCAAAGAACTCAGGTGCAATTTCTGTTCTTGTATTCTCTTCATACCACTTATCTCTTACTTTCTTAGCTTCTTCGTACTCTTTATTAATTGCTTCACTTTGTTCTGTCAATGTAGGATCTGCTACTTCTGCAAATCCTGACATAGATACTGCAATGTCTAATGCATTCTTTCTTCTAAGAATTTTTGTATACTGCTCGTCTACCTCATTCTTTTGAATCTGCCACTGTTTTCTCTTAGTTACGTTGTCATAAGTCAAAACATCTTGATTTTTTCTTTCCTTCTTCCACGCAATAATAGACTCTGCAATTCTTCTATCCTTACTACCTTCTGGTTTCTCATCTCCATTAGAATAGTATAAAGAACCTAAGCGATTAAACTCAGTTAAGAGTCTTTTGATTTCGTCTTTGGTACCTTCCTCAGGATTAGGGTCTTCTGATAAGAAGTTAATTTCAGATAAAATTGCTTCACGTGCTTCTTTAGCTTCTTCTGTAAGCAACTCTTGGATCTTATAGTATTCGTCAGTGTAAGGACGCATAGCATAATCTTCCAAGAATTTATTCGTAGCAGCCTTTGTAGAATCTATAGCAGATTGGTTACCTGTCTTAATGGCGTCTTCTTCTCGTTGTAAAAGAAGTTTTAAATCATTCTGAAACTCTTCTTCTTTTAACTTAGTATTTAAGACTGCTTGTTTAACCTTTTTATAGGAACCATCTGGTTGTCTATGTAATACCTCAACCTCTCTTGTAAATCCTTTGTAAAGAGCTTGGTAACTAGAAATCTCTGTAGCTAACTTGCCTCTAAGAGCACGTAGTCTATCAAAGATATCCTGAGCACGCTTACTAAATTTACCAGAGTTTACTTGTGCTTCAGCAGTAGCTTTGTCTATATATTGTTTTACAATCTGTACAGTAGGATTTTTTCCTTGTACAGCATTGTTAATCCACATACCTAAGAAACTAGTCTCTCTTCCGTATTTCTTTTCGTTCTTAAGTAGTTCTTCGATATTCTTAGCAGTAGGAATAAACTTCTCAAGCTTCTTTAAGTCTTCAATGTCTCTAGCTAAACTGTTAGATAAAGCAGTTTTATTTTGAGCATCCGCTTTTGCTTTAGCTGCAGTTAAGGCAGCAAGTTGTTCTTGTACTCGTTTCTTTCCTTCTGCTACAGCATTTTCTCCAAATGAAGAAGCTAATTCTCTTGCAATAGGAGCAATAACTGTATTGTTATAGTTACTTTCAATAGAATCAACAAGCTTACGAGTTTCTTCAATAGCTCCAAAAATATCTTTAACTACTTTTGCATAGTCAGGAATAGCAATCTCTAAAGCTTCAATAGTGTCAGCTTTTTCCTGCATATCTGTAATATCCTCTACATTAAAGAGACTATTAAACTCTTTTTCAAACTCGTTAATCTGTTCTTTAATAACAGCACTTAGATTCTTAGCGTAGTTAAAAGTCTTAATGATTGCAAAATCCTCAAACTCTTCTGCATTCTTCTTATACAGATTGAGTTGATTCTGAACTGTACTTAAAGTAGAAAGTGCTGTGTTTAAGTAGGAAATAGTATTGGCTAGAATATCTTTAGCATTAGTTGCATTTATATCACTAAATCGTTCTTGCAACTTGCCAGTACTTCTCATAGTAGCATCAATCTCTTTTAAGGACTGTGTAATCTGTCCCCACATTCTAGTAGAGGAATTCTTATTTACAAAGTCTACAAACTTCTGTAACTCAGGAAACTTCTCTAAGTCTGTTGTTCCACTAGGATTGTACTTCTCATTTCTAAATCTTAAATCATACTCTCCTTGAGTTAAAGGCATATCCTTGGTCTCAATTAAATGATCTAAGTAATCATTGATTATAGAATCAATCTCTTCTACGTTAGGAACTTCTGTATACAAACCTTTCAAGAAGTTTGTAATCTTCTCTAACATAGTTTGCAAAAAGTTCTTGTCTTGTTTAAGAAACTCTTGTTGTGTTTTAAGTGCTGCTCTAAAGTCAGGATTAGATACTGCCTCACTTACAAACTCTTCTACATTTGCAAATCCATAGTTAGATACTAGGTTAGGAAACTTCTTTAAGTAAGAATTGTAAACCTTCTCCATCTCTGCCTTAAACGCCTTCTCTTGATCTGTTACAGGCTCATTCAATGCTTTGATAGTGTAAGCATGCATTGTCTCATGGATAACGTCTCTAATGAGCTTAGAATCATCCATACTTTCACTTACAGTTTTACCTATGTAAATAGTGCGAGAAGTATTATCGTAGAATGCAACTTGTCCTGCATCCATAGAATCTGTATCGTCAAATACAACTAACTTAATAGAAGGATTAATACTTTGTAGTTCCTGAAGTTTACTTAAGATAGTTTTTTGTGTGTCTGATATACGGTCACTTGTAAGTAAACCAGCTACTACATCATTCCAGCTTGTATTACTGCTTGGAAAATACTGAGAGATAATCTCTCCAAAGTTTAAAGAACTTAAAGTTTCTTTACTCTCTGGACCAGGATACTTATTAATACCTACAGAGATTCTAAAACCTGAGTCAGTTCTTTCTACTTCTGCAGATACATTCTTATATCTCGGATTTAAATTAAAGTTAGCTGCAGCTGTCTTTGCCTCTTCGTAGGTAGCAAAATCCTGCATAGGATCTAACTGAGTTAGAATATCTTCTTGGGAATTGATTGCATCTATTTGATAATCAGACAATTGCAAATCAAGTATCTTATTTAGATATTCGATCTTAGGTTCTCCATTAAGATTCAACTCTTCCCTATACTGTTTGTTATTAGTCCAATCAAATCCAAGAAGGTCTTGGAATCCAGGACTATACATACTGTTGTAAATATCTACCGCCTTTTCTTTGTCAAACAAATTAGTTAACTGAAAGTAGGTTGTAGACATAACTGTCTTACCAGTAATAGGAGATTTTATAGTTGCTTTACAGGACATTATTTTATTTTAAATTAAGATATATACAAATATAATTAAAGACTGCACTGTTGCTCTTTAAATTGTAGTTTATTTAAGTTAGCCTTAGTCTCAGGCTTTACGTCAGCTAGGTAGTCTTCTGCTTCGTATGGGAAAGATGCTCTAATAGGACTCTCTTCTACAATTATGTCCTCATCTATAGAATCCTCAAAAGGAAGTTGTAATTGATCGTAGGTACGTTCTATTACAGTAGTATCTAAACCTTCAATTGATTTATACATTTCTACTACAGGAGTAACTTCATCAAAGAACTTATCATTGAATCCCCACTCTATAAAAAAGTCAGAAGGTCTTCTAAGGCTCTCGTTTCTAGTTACATTAATTTCTCTTTTAGTAAAGGGAAGTTCTTGTGTACTTAGACGATAACGTTGATTAGCAGTATCTCTAATCTCTGCATTCTTTAGATCAAAAAGACGCTCATTCTTTATTTTACGGGAGCCTTGTTCTAAAGCTCCCGAAGCTATCATGTATTCTCTGTTTGTTGTTTTTAAGTCGCAACTTGCCATGTGTTTAACATTTAAATGGATCTGTGATTTCCTGACCTTCAGTGTAGCTACCCATAAAGTCATTAATATTTTGTAAGCTAGTAGAAAGGACCTCTTGTGATCTTCCTAGAGTAATCAAAAAGTCTGATTCATACTTATTTAACGCTGTATTAGAGTCTAATACTAGCACAGGAACATTCTTACTATCATTAAAGTAAGTCATTAGACCTATATACTTAGACATAGATTCTGCAAACGTAGCATCCTTTAATCCCTCTTTAAGATTAGATATTGCTCTAGTAGTCTGGTCTACATAAGTCTCATACGGAACTACCTGAGACAAACCGTAAGAGTTCTTAGAAAACCCAAACTGCAAGAAAGTCCCTAATCCAAGGTTTTCAAATACAGAACGTACATCTTCACGTACATCATTAAGTCCTTCAATGAATGCTTTCTCGTACTCTCCAATAAGGTAATTGTCTAGGTTAGCATTTCTAAGCTTAAAGATAATACTATCTGTGTTTGTATCTACTGTATATAAATTAGAAAGAATCTGATTCTTAGAAAGATCACTGTACTTCTCTATAATATCAGCAACTTGTTTAGCTAAGTTGTTTGGATTAGTCTTAGTGAGGAGTCCAGACTTAGAAAAGAACTTATCTTTTAGTTTAGTACCATTCTTATCTACGCCAAACAATTGTACCATACTTACCAAGTAGTTATCTTTAACTTTTCTAGAAGCCTTAACCAGGTCTTCCTCAGTAAATAGTTTAGCTTTATTAGAATATGTAGTAATAGCATCTAACACACTAGGATGATTAGATATATCAAATACCTGAGGCATCAATGACTCGATAGTATTTGCTTGATTAAACTTAGCCAAAGCAGATTTAGTAGTAAGATTGTCAAGACCCTCATTATTAAAGCTAGAATAAATTTTAGCCATAGTAATCTTGTCTGCTTTTACCTGATAAGAGTTTTGGAATCGTCTTGTATTGTAGTCAACCAGACCTGTCAGTTGTTGGATTGATCCTTGTAACTCCTTTACAACAAACAAGTTAACTAAATCTTGAACTTGTTCAGCATCCTTTGCTTCAAACTTTTTCTCATCTAATGCTGCAGATAATTGACTAATAACAGGCTTCATTAAGGTCTTGCCTCCTGCTGAATTTGCTGCTATAATACCTTTGATTGTATTGTTAGACTCTGCAGATACATTAAGATTTTTTAGTGTACTCTCTAAAACCTCTTTAAATGTCTGCTTAGTAAGTCTTCCTCTTCTTACTCCTAACTGTTTAAACAAAGGTCCTCTAGTAGATTCTTTAAGAATATATTTTACTAAGGGTTTATTTAAAAAGTCTAAGGCAGTTTTTACAGGAGTACCTGCAAGAATCATAGCATGAAACAAAGGAGTTTTTGCTTTGTCTAATCCTAAAAGAATGATCCAATCCTCTTTAGCAATATCTACGTGACCATTAATAGCTTCGCTGATTACACGAGAGATAGAAGTTCCATCTGTAAGAGTCTTCTCCCCTAAACTGATTCCTTTATCTGTCTTATTAGAAGGGAAAGGATACATATCAGCATAGTTACTTGTGTAAACTAAACCTGCAATTTGGAACTCTTTCTGCATTGTGTTAAGTTTAGCATCAATTCCTAAAGCCTTCTTAGACTCAATGTTGTCTCCATAAACACGGTTAGATGTTAAAGGACTAAAGAGTTCAGTAGAGGTAATAGATTTAGCATCTAACTTATCGGAGATCTCAGTCAATACAGTATTGGTATTAGGAAGGACTAACTTATCGTAGTTCTCTTTCATAGAAAGAACAGAACTAAAGACATCAATTAGTTTATTAATGTTTGCTTCCTTAAATCTTTGTACATTGTTTACTGTGCTTACATAATCGGAAATCTCTGACTTAAGTGCTTTTAGTACTGGAAGAGATGCAGCTAAGTCTCCTGATCTAACAAGTGCCTTTGCTTCCTCTATCTTGGCTTTAATTAAGTCCTCTTTCTCATTAGATCCTTCAGACATAAGTGCCTGAAGTTCTTCTAGGTTCATTTTCTTATTAGAGAACTTTCCAATCTCTTCTTCGGTTGTGGAGATAGACTCTGTAAGTTCTTTAATTTCTTTCTCTAATTGTTTCTTATTAGCATAAGCAGGACTTGCTGCAAGAGTTTCTACTAAAGCTTGTTTAGCTTCTGTGAGAACCTTAAGCATTCTCATTGCTTGCTTTTGATTTGGAAGATTCTTTTGATAATCTTCTAAAGTAAATCCTCCATCGTCTATGATCTCTCCATTAGCATTTAACTTAGGTTCAAACATAGTTAACTTATCAATATCAAAGTCAGAACCAGACTTAACAACGATTTGAGAAGGAACTACAATTACAGGACCTGCACTAGTAGGTAAGAACTCTCTTACTCTAAAGTACTCCATAGAGTTTAATCCTTGTACGGGAATACGAACACCCACTAAACTAAGTTTCTTAGTATGTTGATTTACCCAGTCAATAGCGTCTTGGTTATTTGACTTAAGAATCTTATTCAAGTTTTCTACTGTACCAATCTTCTTTCCTTTAAAAGTAAGATTAAGCAATCCAGCATGTTTCTTAGGGTTAAATGCAATCTTAACATCTGCAGGTTCTGTACCATCAGGACCTTTACGGTAGAAACGTAAACCGTTAATACCATACTTCTTAATCTGTTCCTCAGTTGGTTTAGCAAACCTAGTACTACCTTGAGCTGTTGAAGCCATTTGAATATAAGATTCGCCATGGATCTTTTGAGAGATAATCTTATTATTTACTATAGATAATAAGATATTTTCTATCTCTGCTCTATTCTTAGTAGCATCTAAAGGATACTTGATGTTTCCTTCTTCATCCAACTGAATATATCTTCTGAGTGAGGCACTTGTATCTCTTTTGTCTAATTCTCCTTTTAAGAATGTATAAAACTTCTTATTATCAAATCCTACAATATTACCTTCAGCATCTTTGCTTATTCCTAACTTGTTAAACAGGTTAGCCTCTTCTGCCCCAATAATATTTCCTAATACATTTGTATACTCTTGGTAGAGATCGGAGATAGTTTTTGCTGTACCAGCATTTAATTCTGTTAAGTTACCTTGTGTAAAGAAGTCACCAAAGATAAGTTTAACCATCTGAGTAGCTAAGGTAGCCTCATTCTTAAACTTGGGTGCAATGTATTGCTGCTGCTTAAGGTTAGTTAAGTGAAGAGTAGTAATGTTGTTTCCTTTAATACTTGGATTCACTTTAAGAGTTCCTGCATTATCAGCATCAGGTATATAGAAGTCTAAAGCATCACCATAGTTAGATGCTTTAGATCCAGAGTTAAATGTAGCGTAATCAATTTGCTTAGCTATCATTTGTTTGTTTAACTCCTCTAACTGTGTTCCTGCAATCATAGAAGGAATCATAGGAGCCAAAGAGTATTTGTGTAATGCAGTAAGTTTTGGATCTTCTACAATAGGACCATAATGTCCTAACTTGAGGGGAGGAAATCCTACATAGTCCATACTAGCTTTTAACTCTTGCATTCTAGTATAGTCTTCTTCAGTCTTTTCTTTCTTATTAAGAATCTTAAAGATTTCTATCTCATTCAAGTAAGCGTCCTCTTGCTGTTGAGACCACTGTCCTAAACCAATAAGGTAGTTACGATAAAAGTCTAAACTAACTAAACCTTGTGCATCTGCTTCCTTAGGAGAGTTTACATACTCTTGATACTCCATAGTATCAGGAAGACCTAACGCTGCTCTGTAAGTAGGCCAGTCTTCTTTCTTAAACGTGTTAACATCATTAAAGACTACTGTCCTAACTGTCTTACCAAACTTACGTGCACTTCCTCTTAAAGCTTTGTATAAGCCATTAGTAGCACTACTATTGTTAATGTGAGACATCACTACAGGATTGTCTTGGAAAATAAATCCAGGAGAAGAAGTAAGAGGAATACGCTTGAATACCTCACGGAAGTCACCCTTAACTTGGAAATTAGCAATGTCTCCTACAAACACTTTCATGAACTCTGCCTTATGAATGAAGTCGTTCTTTAAGTAGTTTGCAATAACGTAGTCTAAATTATTTTTATTTAATGCGACTCTACTTAAAGCAGGGTCCATAAATCCTAACGCATTAAGAGAGTTGACTAACTGTTCTTCTCTTTGTTCCTCAGTAATTGTAGATTTGATTGCAGAGTTGTCTCCAAGAACAGAGTCTAATAAACGGCTCTTATACGCTTTAGTTTGCTCCGCAAAGTAATTTGCCAAGTAGGTAGGAAGTTGATTAGCTACTCTATTATAAGCTTCTTTTACTACAGCATTATCTTCACTGGTTAAGGCATCATAATCCTCCTTAGAGAACATATCTTTAAATAAGAATAGTTGTCTTCCATTTTTGTTGTAAGTATGCTTCTTAGTGTCGTTATTAATAGCAATAACACGAAGAACTTCAGATGTAAGATAGTCTTTAAATTGTGCTATGAGTGCCTGTTCAACTACAGAGGTAGGCTTTTCTGCCATACCCATTACCTCACTATTTAATGGAATATAGATTCTTTCTTCTATCTTACCTGAGGTAACAGTAGCATAAGAAGTTCCTTTGTCTCCAAAACGAATATTCTCCACTAGTCCACCAGAAAAGAAAGACAAAAAGTCTTGCACAATCTTATCCTCGGCTGTAAGTTCCGTAGTAGTAATACCTTCCTTTACATCCGCATCAATACTTACACCAGAGTAGTTTACTATATTAATCTTAAAAGGCTCTTTACTAAACTTAGTTTTAAGTCTAGGAAATTGTTTTCCTGAATCTAATTCTTTTTTAAGTTGTCCAATAGTCTTGCCTTTCAGACTAATGCCAAACATTTTTTCCATCCAGACAGACCCAATAATATTTGGGTTTACTCTAAAATCTAAATGGGCAAACTCGGGCTTAGAAATTAACTCGTTATAACTAGCAACACTATTAAGTGCATTAGTTACTTGAGTAAGGTAGAAATACTGTACACGATTGTATTGAAGTTTATCTTCAGGGTTGTAGTAAGAACCTGAAGCAAACTCCCTCTCGAACTTTCCGTAGTATCCTACAATAGAGTTAATAACATCAAATCTTGGTCCTAACTCTTTTGAGGAACCTTGGGGTCTAGCTAAGAATTGTAAAGGCTGAGTAACATTTTTATTATTTATACTAGCCTCTAGCTTACTGTATAATTCTCCTACAGTGTATGTGTTGTCAGCTAAAAACTCGTACAATGCCTTCTTATCTTTTTGATAGAGAGCATTAGTAGGAATAACTCCTAATGCATTGTAGAACCTATGAATGTTTTGAAGTAACTTTCTTCCCTCTGGAGAAGTTATATCCCCCTTTTCTGCACGGAATCTACGAATATCTTTGATGCTCCTAAAGTCTTCTAATAGTTTAGGAATATTTAATACTGTCTTTCCTTCCTCGTTTAGAATTCCATAGTTAGGATTAGATCTAAAATAGTCCTCATCAAAATACCGAATTAAGTTGTCTATAGTTCTTGTACCTAATTGAAATACTTTAGAAGTCAATCTAACTTCTCTTCCAACATTTCGTCTACCAATAGACAATTGATAAGCTCCTATCTCAGGTAAAGATACAGTTTGTACAAATGAAGCAACAAAGTTAGCTGTCTTAAGATCTGCATCTTGCACATCTTCCTTAGGAAGCATATTAGCCAAGTCCCTGAACTGAGGATACTCTTGAGCAACTACTTCTAATTCTTCTAAGACTTTACTGTATTGAGTAATACCAGATAAACTAGAGGTAAGCACATTCCAGTTAGTAGAAAAATTTCCTACTACAGGAAAACCTGTTAAATTACTGATCACTTGGAAGTCTGTAATGCTCTTCTTACCTGCTTTAACATCCTTACGATCCTGAGTAGTAAGTTTGTTATACTTTGGAAGAGACTGCACTAGACGAATAACCTCAGCTGAGGCTAAGTCCATTTGACTACGATCATGTGCATTCTTATTATAGATGTTTCCACCTATCTCTTGATCAACTTCATCTTCTGCTAGCTCTATTCCAAAAGTTGTTTCCTGACTAAGATACCAAGCCTTTACTTGATCCCAATGCTTAAGAATGTTTACTAAGTTTTTACCAATTAAAAGTTCCTGGGGAGTAATTCTTATGTCAGGATTAGTTGGAGAGTTTGCAATCTTTGCTTGAATGTCAGTAAGTTTTTCCTTTAAGGCAGTTACTACGCCTTTCCAACTCTTCTTAGTAGAGGCTAAATACTCTAAGCTATCAAAGATTTCTTTTCCTTCTTCTTGAGTATAGATAATTTCTCCATCAGCAGACTGAATAAACAAAGTCTTAGTTCCAGGAATAATCTTTTCTTCTGCAATCTTAGCTTGTCTTTGAGCTGCTTTCTCTGCTTTATCTTGTACTTCTTGCTTAATATAATCTACCATGAATGCAGGATCTTCTTCTGCATATTTTGCTTGGAAGCTTGGGTAGTACATATTAGCAGTAATGCCTAGGGCAAGATTCTCATTACCATCTGCAACTTCATTTAAGATTCTATTGTAGATCTCATTAGGAACAATGTTACCTTCTGCATCCTCTGTTAAGTTTAAAGGAAGGTTACCATTCTTATACCATACATATCTTGCTAAGGCATCACTGCCTATAGCATTGCTTAAGTTTGAAAAGTCTTTATTTTCCCTAGTAGGGCAGATTATCTTCGCCATCTTTACAAATATACTTTAGTTTAGTATTTTTAAGTTTTATTAATTAATCTTACAACTTCCTGCATTATCCACTTCATTCTCTGTATTTTGGTCTAGAGATTCTGTAGTGGTTTCTAGGTCTTCAATACTACTAGCATCAAATGAAAGAATGTCTAACTCTTCCTTGCTTAAATTAGTAGTTACTTCTGGCTGCAATTCTTCTATAGCTTCAGTAGGTATCTCTACCTCAGCTCCTACTACTTGAATATTGGTATCAATACCTGCAACTGAAGCAGTTAAGTAAACAGAGTTCTTTCCTTTTCTATAAGCACTTCCATTGTTTATTCTAGCACCTGAGTGAATAGGAAGAGTATGAGCAATAGGTTGACCTGAAGCAAGACTCTTTCTTACCTCTTTCATTGTATCATTCTCTCTAGGAGCAAACACATTTAACTGTGTATCACCTTGAGCATCTCTTTCTCCGTTAGAATTAAACTTAGCAATTTCTCCAGTAGTTCTGTCTACTGCAGTAATCATTACAGAGTTAGTTTGATTAAAGTTTGCTCTTACATTAACAGGTTTAACGGTTGTTGTTTGAAGATTACTTTTCTTAATATAAACTAAGGCACCTTTTGCAGTCTTAACCTCAATCTGATTAGCTTCGTTTACATTGCCTGTTACAGTTCCTTTGTAAGTAAACATCTCTCCTGTCTGCTTATTTACTCCAGTAACAATTACTGGCTCTCCTTGATATGCTAAAGCAAACTGAGGATTAGTTACATAGGCAGCTTCTTGGAAAGGAATAGATGCATCAGGTTTACCTTTTATATATTGTTCATTCCAAATATACTCAAGTTGCTCAGGAGCAAATGTACTACCACTAAATACAGCTAAGTACTCTTCCTTAAGTCTAGCAATAGCCTCTGTATCATTTGTTTTAAGCGCCTCTGTTACATTATTATAGATGTTCTCTAGGGTAGACATAGATGACTCCCCTAAAGTCTCTCTAATGAAAGAGAACATATCCATTAACTTTAAGTTAAAGGACTCAACAGAGTTGCTTATAGTTCTCATAATAGAACCCTGTACTCCAGAGTTGCTACTTGTAAATACTGTAGGAACTGTTGCTACTAACTCAGGAGATTCTATCTTACTTACAGGAAATACTTCTAAGCCATCAAACTCGTCCTCTACTATAGGTGCTTCTACTGTAACCTCTTCAACTACATCTGCAGGGTCTACTTCAGGAATCTCTAACTTCTTCTCTCTTGCTGCATCAATTTCTTCGTTAGTACCAAATAGTTCATCCTCTTCAGATAAAGTAGGAGTAACTGTAGGAGCCTCTTCAGAAACTGTTGTAGGAGTCTCTACTTTAGTTTCAGGTTCAGGAGCTTCTTCTAAAATATCTTCTTGTGGAACAACCTTATCAGGCAAACCTTTAAGCAAGTTAGAATCTAAGAATCTTAAGTAAGATTCATAGATTTCTCCAGGGTTTGTAACTTCTTGATTATCAAATACATTATTAAGATCTTCTAGTGCCTTGTTGATCTCTTCAGCACTATACCCCATAGCTTTAAAAATAGATTTAACTCTACTCTTAGCCTGTTCTTTAGATTTAGATCTAGGAATAGCAAAGATTGCTCTTCTTTCTCTAGTTACTCTTTCCTCGTTTCTTACTCTCTCTAGATTACCTTGTTCGTTTTCTACTTGTACTTCTAAAGGTTGAGATTCAAAAGACTTAATTAAAGCATCCATTACAAGGTCTTTTTCTTCTGGTTGGAATACGTCTTCCTCTTGGATCTTTTCCTTTTCTCTAGAGATAGTCTTTGCAGTCTCTTGTATGATCTCTGACTTCTCTTCAGGACTAAACTTTGTACCAAATAAAGTCTGTAATCTTTCATCGTTGAAAGCTGTTCCAGGATGTAACAGTTCAACACGTGCTAACTCTCTAGCAATAACTTTCTTCTGTTCTTTTTTAGATAAAGAATTAAGTTGTTGTCTAGCAGTACTTGATGCTCTAGCAATACGTCCTAACAATTCTTGTCTTACTTGAGGACTAATCATTTTACTGTTCTCAAGAACAAGTTTCTCTAAACGAACAGCATTACTAATCTGCATAGATTCGCCCATAGCTTCTACAGGTGTATCTAAAAGTTGATTTTCAAATGCAGTATTGCCGTTATCTTGAACCTCGTTTAGTTGCTCCATACGAGCAATTACAGCCTCTCTTACTTGCTGTCTTCCAGATACCATAATAGGAGAACCTTTACCTATCTTTTCTCCAATTTGTATAGCATCATCAATAGCTTTTAAATTCTCAGCAAGTACTGCAGGGCTATTAGTGGTATTAACTGTATTGAGTTGGCGCTGTACCATCTTAGCTAATATCTCTTCTTTCTTCTCTTGAGGCATCTCAGCATACTGCTTAGCTAAATTCTCGTAAGCGTCTATTTCTTTTTCTACTTTCTCAACTTGTTTAGCATACTCTACTTTGTCTTCATCAGACATAGAAGTGTAATCTACTTTCTGCAAAAGATCATCTCTTCTTAAAAGTCTTGAGAAGTAATCATACTGTTGATCTTTATCTTCTAATAGTGTTGCTCCATCTACTAGATTCATCATAGTACTATTTGCTCTCTCTTTTAATTGAGTTAAGCGACCTGTTTCAAGTATAGCTCTATTGTATTGATCTCTAGTAATCTCGTTGTTCTGAAGTTGCTTAGTAAGTTCTTGCTTAAATAACTCAGGATTATTTGCAATATTGAATCGCATATAATTCCTATCCTCATTACGAGAAGAAGCAATAGATGTTCCAGACATTAATAAACCTGCAGCAGCAGACTCTACAAATGTCTTAACCATTGATTGAGCAAATCCTGCAATACTAGAATCATCGACTTCTTCAGGCTTTTTCCCAAACTCCTCATCTTTAGTCTTATAAACTTTATCTAATAAGTAGTTAGCAAACATAGAAATCTCTTCTTCTGCTCCCTCTTGTAAGGTTTGTTTAGCAAGTGATTTACCTGTATAATAAGAACCTAATAAAAAGTTCTTAGCAGTAGTAGAAAGGTTACTAAATTCTGGAACTAGTGTCTGAGCAATAAAATATTTCTTCTCAGTCGCACCTAAAGCCTTAGTTCCAAGTTTAGAATTTCCTAAGAAATAACTAATATCTGGTACAATAGATTCTGTAGCACCTTCAATAACTCCTTGAACAGCACTCACTACTGCAGCATCTGTTTTGTCTTTGTACCACTTTTTATTTTCTTCAAAAGATCTTACGCCAGAAGAAATAGAAACAGGAAGAAAGGTAGCTGCTCTTGCACTAGCCCCTACAGCCATAAGTCCCCTAGTTGCTAAAAGTGTAGGAGCCATCTCAGCTAAAGTCCTAACTGAAGCACCTAATACAGAAGAACCAATAAAGCCAAGACTTCCATCCTTCTTAGTATAGGTTACGTTTTGCCCTATGTATTGGTGCTGACCATTAATGTCCGTATCTCTTTCAGTAATACGATTATCACCATCTAGGTCAGCCTGAAGAAGATCTCCAGAAAAGTATTTGTCTTTACTTTGTTTAGTCTCAAAAGCAGCTTTATGAAATCCTAAAGCACTTTGAGTAGCAGAGACAAAAGGAGAAAAGAAATTGTATAATCCTTCAGTTGCTGCCATACCTACTTGAGTACCTAAGTATGTACCTATAGGTTTGCCTTCCTTGTAGTATCTTTTAGAAGTTCCGTAGTAATGATCATAAGCATCCTGATTAGTTTTTTCATGCTGCTTATAAGTATTCTGAAGTTCTTTTAATACAGGAAGTAACTCTTCTCTTTTAGAAGGATCTTCTTGTAGTTTTTTACTGACAGCACTTATTGCATTCCCAATACTAAAGTCTGTATGTCTCCAGTCAAAGAAGTCGTTATTACCTTTTAATTGCTTAGTATAAGTTTCGTAAGCATTAGGATCGTACAACTCGTCTCCTCTAGTAGCAGCTCTTTGTTTAGCTGTAATATCTTTAGCTATGTCAACTAATCCACCTATAGTAGTATTGTCTAATTTTTGTCCTTTACCCTTAAGATTAAGTAGGTAGTCTTCAGTAGCTTTAGCTAATTGAATCTCTGCTTTGTACTGATTAATAGTAGCCTGACTTTGTTTAAGGCCATTAATCTGATTTTGTAAAGCTTTGATTTCTTGACTGTCTCCAGCTGCTGTCCCAGAAAGGCCACTAAAAGTTACCCCTAAAGGTGCACCTGTAGATCCTCCAAAAGTTTGTACTCTAGCAGTATCTTTTTGTTTGGTAAGATCAGTTTCTAATTGGTTTATCTTCTTATCAAGTTCATCAGAGATAGTATCTTTTTCTCCAAAACTCTCGTCAAGAAATTGTTTTGCTCTAGTCTTTTCTGACTTAATTAGCTCGTCATTAGAAAACTGGTAAGCTGCAGTTCTTATAGGTCCTGTTATAGGTTTTACAGCAGCAGGCTTAGCAAAAAAATCACTAACCACAGAAGGAATTGCGCCTACACTTTCTAAGTTTACCTTAGCTGCTGCCTCTAATGCTCCATCAATCTTAGCATCATTAGCTGCTTTTAATCTAGCTGCTTCTTGTTGCTGTTTTTCTAATGCAAATCTTGCACTAGTATTCTGAGCACTAATTTCATTATACCTTAATGAACCAGATGCTGCTGTATTACCTAGGTCTACTGTACGACTAGTCAGTATACCACTCTTAGGAGGTAGGTTGTATTCAGGTTCTTTAGGCATAGTTTAGTTTTCTTCAGGACTAGTATTAATAGCAGACGGATTATTCAAGAGTTCCGCAAATTGATCTGCTGAACTAGTAGACCTTGCTGATCTAGAATAGATTAAAGTTTGGGGAGCTTCCATTAACTCTAAGAAAGGTTGTCTAAAGTATTCATCAGCAGGCATTGTTCCTGGACCAAAGTTTACTTCTGGGAACTCTCCTTCCTTAAACTTACTATCTTTAGCGTTAATCTTTTCTTGGTAATTATTGTAAGCTTTTAAAATAGCACTAGCCTTTTGGAATACTCCTTGTAAATAAGCATCGTTCTTACCTGTTAAGTTGTAAGATGTCTTAAGTTTGTTAATAGCGTCTTGGATATTCTTTCTTCCATCAGGAGTATTGATATCTGAAGACTCTAATAAGTTTTTAGCTAACTGGATTTCTCTTCCTACATTAGTTGTATTGGCTTTTCCATCTACTGTTACTCCCACTCTTTTGTATCTTTCAGACATTTGATCTAAAGCGGCTGTAGCAGGGAACTCAAGATTAAATCTATCTTGACCAGAAATAACTCTAGCATCAGAAGGAAGTTTAGTTCCTATTAAATCTATTTTTTCTTTAGTCTCTTGTCTACGCAACTGACTGTTGTAGGCAGCTAGGTTTCTAGCATTCTGAGCAGCTACTGCTTGTACTCCATAAGGATCTGCCTGAATCTTCTGTTCTACTTGTCTGTAAGCGTAAGCATTCGCTTGGTTAGCAATAAAGTTATTAGTAAACAAGCTGACGTATTGATTAGGGTTGAAGTTGTTGATATCAGATACTTGAGTTAAGTTCTTATTAGCAACTTCTACCTGAAGTCTTGCTTCTTCTAGAGGACCTCTTACAGCTTCAAGTGCTTGTCTTGCACTTTCTGTAGGAGCTTTGGCGTAAGCATCTTGTGCTTCTTTAAGTCTATTCTGACTTTCTAGCAAAGTAGCCTCACTTGCTTGTTTTAGATTAGTGTAATAATTAACTACGTCTGCATGACCCTGTTCCATACCTTTTTGTTTAAGGTCATACATAGCATCAATACGCAACTGATTCTTTTCTTTTGCTCCTAATCCTGCAGAAATCTTTGCAGCAACTTCTTGAGGAGATAATCCTTTTGTAGACTCAGTACGGATGTATTTA